TCTATGTCTAGTAATACAGACTTAGATTGGATTATTAACGGAGATAGCAATACTATTAATGCTGATATAGATTATGACGGTGCTACTAACTACATGGATATTGATGGTGATTCAAACACTGTAAACTTTGACGGACAAGGATACGCAGGAGGTTACTTCTACCTTGACCAAACAGGTAACAGCAGAACTTTTAATATAAATCAAATGAGTACACTTGATAATGATTGGCTTAAAATATTGTCTACTGGTTCTAGCGGTACTATCTGTGTCATTCAGAACGATGGCGGAACCGCAGTCGGCTGTTGATATAGGTAATATAACAGAACTAAACGGTACAGGCAGGGTTGTAAGGGATAAAACCTTTAACGCTGCCTTATCTTTTAACATAAACAGTTTTGATAATGTCCAAACTTCTAACGGAAGATTGGGTATTACATTTAAAGATGACAGTCAGGTTAGATTGACTGAGCATTCTAAATTAATTATAGATGAATTTATCTATGACCCTGACCCATCTAAATCTAAGATGGCTCTACAATTTGCTAGTGGAACTGCAAGGTTTATTACTGGTAAGTTAGCTACAATAGACAAAGAAAATATTCTAATAAAAACTCCTAGTGCTACGATAGGTATACGTGGAACTGACTTCACGGTTACTGTAGATGAACTAGGACGTTCTCTTGTTATTCTTTTACCTGACAACGATGGTCTACCTAGTGGTGAGATAGTTGTTGCTACAGCTATGGGACAAGTAGTACTTAATAAACCTTATCAAGCTACTACAGTTTCAATGTTTGAATCTGCACCAACTAAGCCCGTTATCCTTGACTTAACACTTGAGTTAATTGATAACATGTTAATTGTAAACCCGCCAAAGGAAACCGAAAGTGTACAAGGAGAAAGCAGAAGTAGTAGCACTGGTAACATTTTGGATGTTGACTTTTTGGAGTTCGATGATTTAGAAGTAGATTATCTTGCTGAAGATGAGTTAGAATTTACTGAGTTAGATATTAATTATCTTGATGTAAACTTTCTTGAAGACTTGTTAGATATAATAGAAGACGTTAATGAATTAGAACAGACAGAAACTTTACTTAATACATCTATAGATTTAAAAGGTACTCAAGTTGGGTATGATTCTTCTACGCAAATAAATACTTTTCTTACAGACAACCTTATAACTTTTTATAAAACTTTAGAAGATACAATAAGATTAGACTTAGACAAGTCAAATGCTTACACCGTTATTATGATACAAAACGGTAAGAGCACACAGATTATAGTTAATGGTGGAGGAGACTCTACTATTAAAATTACACAGGGAGACTAGCATGAAGTGGGCAATTACCTTATTAACTCTATTAACTTTACCTCTCCTCTTCAACCTTGCACCATTAGAAGTAATGAGACTCAAGACTTTTGATGCTCTTGTTACAACTCCAGAACCAACTGGATACTTTACAATCCTCAACATAGACGAACAATTCCTAGATGAACAGGGTGGATATCCCTTGCCTAGAGATACACTTGCAAAGATTCACAAAGATATAATGGACGCAGGTGCGTTAGGTGTTGGTTGGGTAATGTTATTCCCACACCCTGATAGACTAGGAGGAGACGATGCGTTTGCTTTAGAGCTTTCAAAGTCTCCTAGTGTTATAGCTATGCCTGAAGTAGCTAACAATAGTTACCCCTCTACAGTAGGTACAGTTATCAAAGGACCAATCATTTCATTACCAAAAGCACAGGGCTTTTTAGAAAACATAGATGTATTAAAACAATCAGCAGGACAAGGTGCTATATCTGCACCAGTAGATGTAGATAACTTGGTAAGGCGTATACCTTTACTACAGCAAACAGACAATGGGTGGGTAGCTTCGTTTGGAACAGAAGTTTTAAAAATACTAGGAGGTGGTCAAACTTATCAGATTGTTACAAATCAGAATGGAATTGAACAGGTTAGAGTAAGAGGCATCCCACCCATCTCTACAGATTCATTAGGTCGTAAATATGTAAGCTGGGTAGACACACCACAAACTACATTAGATGAAATGGATGTTGCTAACAAGTTTGTGTTTGTAGGCTTTACAGCCAAGGGTATATCCCCTCAACTTGCAACACCTACCGGACTATTAGAACCTCATAAAATACAAGCAGCACTCTCTGAAAGTATGTTAATGGATACACCTCAAATACCAGACTTTAGATTGTTTGTTGAGCTATTGTTATTGTGTGTCTCAGGCTTACTGACAGCTCTTGCAATCAACTATCTTGGTATCACCAAAGGCGTAGTATCATTCTTAGGAATGTTAGCAGGTGTGGGATATCTTGAATACTACTTTGTAAGTCAAAATGTGCTTATAGATTCTACATGGAGTATGACATGTATGACACTTATTGCAACTCAACAATTCTATCTTAACTTTAGAACACAATTTAAATTAAGACAACAGATTAAGAAACAGTTTGAACATTACCTTGACCCAAGACAAGTAAAAAGATTACAAGATAATCCAGAGTTATTAAGGTTAGGTGGTGAAAGGCGTAAGTGTACGTTCTTATTTACAGACGTTAGAGGCTTTACAAGTTTATCAGAGAGACTAGAGCCTGAGAAAGTTGCAGAGATAATGAACAAAGCTTTAACTATACAAGCTGATGCAGTAAAGAAACACGGAGGTATGGTTGATAAGTATATTGGTGATGCAATGATGGCTATATTTAATGCACCTATGGACTTAACTGACCACGAAACTAAGGCAATAAAAACAGCTCTTGAAATAAAAAAGAATATGCAAGAAGCAGACTTAGGAATTGAAATTGGTATAGGAATAAATACAGGAGAAGCTGTGATAGGAAATATGGGAAGTGATACACGCTTTGATTATACTGCCATAGGTGATGCTGTTAATTTAGCAGCTAGATTAGAAAGTTCTACAAAAGAAGTTGGAGAGGATATAGTTATAGGACATAGCACAGCTATTAACTCTACTATGCCCACTATATTCTTAGACCCTATCCATGTAAAGGGTAAGGAAAAAGAAATAATAATATATACTATTGAAAGCCTTTAAGTTGTTTCTGTAAGTACTCGTGTACACTACCTAACTTATCCTTACCGTGTCTAAGTATAGTTTTTATTAATGGTCTATCATCTTGAGGTATAACATCATCTACCATATTTTCAGGTAGCATACTAAACTCTGTAATTATTTTATTATCTCTCGTTAGTAAAACTTTGAAGCTTATTAAGTTAGCTTCTTCTTTATTAATCATTAGGTTCCTTTAAATTTGTAAAGTTAATAGCGTCCTGTCTGCCCCTTAGTCCTGCCTTCATGTAAGTAGTAGCTCTGCCCTCAAAGAAATTCTGGTGCTCTACTCCTGTTACTTCATCAATCCAACCAAGAGGATTTTCTCTTTGGTCATAATTAGTTTTAAGTCCTAGTTGAAGTAATCTTCTATCAGCTATGTATCTGTTATATGCGTACATATCTTTTTTAGTTAGTCCTTCTATGTCTCCCATATCAAACACTAAGTCTAAAAACTTATCTTCAAGCTCTACCATGTGTCTACATATTTGATATAGCTCTGCTTTAAAATCATCTGTCCATATCTCTATGTTCTCTTTGATAAATTCTCTAAACAACTTGGTCATAGCTTCAACATGCATAGACTCATCACGTATAGAGTAAGTAACTATCTGTCCCATGCCCTTCATCTTACCAAACCTAGGAAAGTTAAGTAGAATAGCAAAGCTACTAAAGAGTTGTAGTCCTTCTGTAAAAGCTGAGTAAACTGCTAAAGTTTTAGCAATAGTTTTCTTATCAGATTTAAGAGGTTTAAACTCTCCAACATAATCGTGTTTGTCTGCCATCTCTTCATACTCTGAAAAAGCTTTGTACTCTATTTCAGGCATTCCAACTGTATCAAGTAGTAAGCTATAAGCATGTTGATGTATTGATTCCATGTTTGCAAAAGAACCCATCATCATTCTAGCTTCAGGTTTTTTAAAGATAGGCATATACTTATCTATATAACCTGACGCTACATCTACATCTGACTGAGTAAACAATCTAAATATTTGTGTAAGTAAATTCTTTTCTATAGGTGTAAGCTCTTGCCAATCTTTTACATCTGTGTGCATGGGTACAGACTCAGGCATCCAATGCATTTGGTTTTGTAGTACGTAGTAGTCAAACATCCACGGATATTCAAACGGTTTGTAGTAATCTCTAGTTTTTAATAAGCTCATAATTCTTCTTCCTTTGGTAAATATACTATTGTTAATGAATTACATTTAGGACAACTTAAGTTAGTCTCCATAACGTATTCTTCGTCTTCTTCTATGTCGTGGTCTCCGCCCCATATTAATTGTGTGTTACAATGCCAACACTTCATAAAGAAACCTTTACATATTTTTCTGGTTTTATTATTTTGTAATCAGCATCAGTTTCAATAACAACTCTAGCACCACAAGGTAGGATAGGTTTGTCATTACCTCCGTATCTTATAATGCATTCTCCTAATACTTTTACTTCATGGCAGTACGTATTTGTCCTACCTTCTTTAATAGTTATAACAGGTTCGTTAGTATTATTTTTTTTGTTTGCTTTTATTTTATGTTGATTAACATGTATATATTTTTTAACCATATTATCCCTCACAGGCTATACATTCCACATCGTCTAACCGTATGCGTGGAATTTTAGTGTTTACATTTTCTACATTTCTTGCAGCATTAGTTCTAAAATAATAGAGTGATTTTAATTTATTCATTCCATACCAATGCACATCATTTACATACTGCATATAAGCATCGTGCACTTCTTGAGGTTCTGTTGATTTAGGTATTGTAAAAAACAAATTAACTGACTGAGCTTGACATACAAACTCCTGTCTTTTATAAGCGTGTTCTACTACCCATATTTGATTTATCTCATTAGCAGTTTTAAATATTTCTTTCTCATCATCGTTAAGTATATCTAAGTGTTGTACTGAACCATCACTACCTGATATATCTTTCCACATAAGTTCTAACTCTTTACCTTTTAATCCTTTAGATTTTAAAAGCTTTTCTAAGTATTTATTCTTAACTTGGTAACTTCCGGATAAAGTTTTGTGAGTATAGCAGTTAGCCCTGTAAGGCTCAATACTAGGAGAAGTCCCACTACAGATGATACCACTACTAGCATTAGGAGCAATAGCAAGGAGGTTAGCATTCCTCCTACCACTCCCATGAATATCAGGAGCCTCACCCCTTTCAACAGCCAACTCTTTAGTTGCATCGTCTGCTCTGGACTTGATGTAAGTAAACGCTTTGTGGTTGAAACCAGTTGCAAAAATACCTTCGAAAGGTATGCTCCTAGATTGTAGATAAGCATGAAAACCCATAGCACCAAGACCGAGACTCCGTTCCCTATACGCTGAGTAGGCAGATTTTGTATACCCCTCTTGACCTTCTTTAACATATTTTTGAAAGCGTTTAAAATTTGCACTATATTCTCCTAACTGTGTTGTGTCTATTGCGTTGTCAATGTAGTGTTGTAATACATTATCAAGCATTGTTATTAAATCTGATATAAACATATCATCCTTTGACCATTTATCAAAGTGTTCTAAATTAACAGACGATAAACAACATACTGCTGTACGTTCTTCATCTGTTGGTAGTGTTATCTCAGAACATAAATTACTTTGTCTGATTTTTAACCCTAAATCTTTTTGTCCTTTTGGTAATGCTTCGTTGCATGTATCTATGTTTACCATGTAAGGTTCACCTGT